CGGTGCATGCCGACACCGCGGCGAACCCGCGCAAAGTCGAAGTGCCCAAGCGCGATCCCTCGCTCGACCCGCCCAAGCCGGCCCCCGCACCCGAACCGGAGCCCACCCATGTGCCCAGCTGACAAGCAGCATATTCCCGACCCCGAAACGGGGATCACACCGGCTGAACTTGCGATCATGGGCTGGCCGGTGTCGAACGACTATACAATGACAGGGGACGACTATGGCGGCACCAACCCAACAGCACAGCCTTCCGGAGATCGTGGCGCACCTGCGGTCACTGCACAGCCAGATGCAGCAGCAGCAGATGCACAATGCCCCGATCAGCCACGCCCAGCTGAGTGAACTGATGGACATGATCGAGGAGCTCGAGGACCTGGAGCCGCCTGATCCGCCGCCCGAGAAGTAGCAATGGCTCGCACCGTCTCGTGGTTCTCATGCGGAGCCGCGAGCGCGGTAGCGACCCGGCTCGCACGGCCCGAGGTGGTCGCATACTGCGAAACCGGCAGCGAACATCGCGACAATGAGCGCTTTCTGAAGGACTGCGAAACGTGGTTCGGCAGGCCGGTGACGCGCCTCAAATCCTCGGAATACGTCGACACCTGGGACGTCTGGCAGCGCCGACGCTATCTTGCCGGGATTGCCGGCGCACCCTGCACGGTGGAACTGAAGGTGACCCCACGACTGGAATTCCAGCGGCCTGACGATGTTCATGTGTTCGGCTACACGGCGGATGCCAACGATGTGGCTCGTGCCAAGCGAATGCGCGACACCTATCCCGAAATGACGATCCTGACGCCGCTCATCGAGCGCGGCCTCACCAAGGCCGCGTGTCTCGACATGGTGCAACGCGCTGGCATCAATCTGCCGCCGATGTACGCGATGGGATTTGCGAACAATAACTGCATCCCTTGCGTCAAGGCGACGTCGCCAGCGTACTGGGCGCTTGTCCGCAAGTGTTTTCCAGATGAATTCGCCCGCATGGCAAGCCTGTCGCGAGAACTTAACGTGCGCCTGTGCCACCTATCGGACAAACGGGCCTTCATCGATGAAATACCGGCCGATCACCCGACCACAAACGCCATTGCGCCGTCGTGTGACTTCCTCTGCCATATTGCGGAACAAGAGATGAGCGAATGACATGCTCGATGCCGCATGGGTCGCCCAGGAAGGCCCACAGACCGCGCTGATTACGTGTCCGGTGTTCGAGGTGTTCTACGGCGGCGCCCGGGGCGGCGGCAAAACCGACGGCGTGTTGGGAGATTTCATCCGGCACGCCGCGACCTACGGCGAGAACGCCATCGGCATCATGTTCCGCCGCGAGCGCGTGCAGCTGATCGAGACCATCGAGCGCTCGCGCGTGATCTATTACTCGATGGGGTGTTTGTTTCATGAGCAAGACAAATACTGGAAGTTCCCCAATGGCGCCCGATTGCGGTTTGCCTATCTCGAGCGCGACGCCGATGCCGAAAGCTACCAGGGCCACAGCTACACCCGCGTCTACATTGAAGAAATCGGAAATTTTCCCTCCGAGGCGCCGGTTCTTAAACTTATGGCTACGCTTCGCAGTGGCGCGGGCGTCCCAGTCGGTTTTCGCTCAACCGGAAACCCGGGCGGACCGGGACACCAATGGGTGAAACGGCGTTACATTGACCCTGCCCCGGGCGGCTGGACGGTCATTGTCGACCCGCTGACAAGCCTGAAACGGATTTATATTCCCTCCCGCGTCAGCGATAACAGCTACCTCGGCGCCGACTACGTCCAACGCCTGCAGGCCTCGGGCTCACGCGAACTGGTGCGGGCGTGGCTGGAAGGAGACTGGAATGCCATCGAAGGTGCCTTCTTTTCCGACTGGTCCGCGAAGAACATCGTGGAGCCATTCACCATTCCGCAGGATTGGATACGGTTTCGGTCAGGCGACTGGGGCTATGCCTCACCATTCTCGATCGGATGGTGGGCCGTGGTCCAGGACGACTACGACGCACCAGATGGTGCTAAGCTGCCTCGTGGCGCCATGGTCCGTTATCGCGAGTGGTACGGCACCAAAGACCCGACGCGGGCCGGGGAGGGGCTCAAAATGACGGCCGAGACGGTCGGCTCGAGCATCGCCCACCGCGAGCGCGACGACCCCAAGATGGCCTATGGCGTGATGGACCCGTCGGCCTTCAAGGTCGAGGGCGGGCCAAGCATCATGGAGCGGCTCAATGGACGACTTATCGCTGTCGGCGCGGCGCCTTTTCGCGCTGCGGACAATACCCGAGTCGCGGCTGCTGGCGCTCGCGATCGCCGCGGCCCGATCTCAGGATGGGATGCAATGCGGGAGCGTATTAAGGGCTCTAAATCTCGCCCTATGGTATACGCATTTTCAACTTGCGTTGCGTCGATTAGAACAATCCCCGTTCTTCAGCACGACCCCGACCGCGCCGAAGACCTCGACACCAAAGCGGAAGACCACGCTGCCGACGACTGGCGCTATGCCTGCTCGTCCCGCCCGTGGCGCCGGTTCGTGCCGCCCCCGGACCCGGACAAAGAGGCCTATCGGGTGAAGGCGGACGACTTCAAGGACGTAGCGAGCAGTGTTAAGCTGTTGTAGCGTAAGGTTTTCCACGTGGAAAACGGGTGGAACCCATGCCCGATCCCGAAGTTCCCGACCCCAATGTCGGCGGCTATGACGCCGGCCTGCGGCGCTATCTCGATCCCACGGCGCCGCCGCAGAAGCGGCGCCCGTCGACCGTCGGCGACGCCATCGATACCGCCGCGGCCCGGCATGGCCTCGACCCGGCGACGCTCAAGGGCATTGCCAGCATCGAAAGCTCATGGAACCCCGGCTCCAATCGGAATAAGGCCACGCAATACAAGGGCTTGTTTCAGATGGGCCGCGACGAGTGGAAGCAATACGGCGGCCAGGGCGATATCTACAACGCCACCGACAATGCCGACGCCGCGGCGCGGATGCTGAGCGATCACTCGCGCTGGTTCCAGGACAGTTACGGCCGATCGCCCAATCCCGGCGAGCTCTACATGATGCACCAGCAGGGCCGGGGGCATTTTACCCGAGGCGCGCTGACCAACGTGGCCGGCAATCCCTATCCCGGCATGCGGGGGCCGCAGACGCCGGAAAGCTTCAGGAAGGGCTGGTCGGATGAGCTCGACCGCCGGATGGCGCCGTTTGGCGGGGCTGGCCCAAGCACGCTCGTGGCCGGTGATCAGACGGCGCCGGCCGCCCCAGTAGGTGCTCAGATGGCAAGTGCCCAGACGCCGGGCGCGAGCGTGACCGACGGCCGGGCGCCGGCCGGCAGCGCGCCACCACGGCAGGACGACAGCCAAGCTGGCGCCAACTTGGCCGATATCCTCGGTGCCGGCCTGCACGGGGCCGCGCGGGGCTTGAACCGGGCACAGAAACCGCTGTTCGATGATGTGCCAGTCTACGGCGAGCCGATCAAGTTTTAAGGGTGCTCCATGGCGGACGTTCCCGACCCCGACCTCGGCGGCTATGACGCCAACCTGCGGCGCTACATGACGCATGAGCCTGAGCGGCCCAATCCTGCAGCCCCGATCGTTGACTTTGCGGGGCGCGTCGGCCGGCATTACGCCGACAAGCTCGGTTCCTACCTGACCGCCCCGCGGGATGCCTTCACGGGCAAGCTGCAGGTCAGCGACCCGGAAACCGGGATGCCGACCCGGGAGGCGATGGAGCGTGGCCAGGGCGTGGCCGCCATGGCGATGGCGGGCGGGATGCCGTTCGCCCCGAGAGGAGCGGCAGGAATGGCGGGCGGCAAGCTCGTTCAGCCCGCCGGCGAGGCGCTGGGGGACATTCTCAGGTCACTCCCTGCTCGTCGGGCGTCAGAGGATATCCATGAAGTTGCAAGCGCTGCCTTTAAATACCCGATGGTCATTGGAAACAGGACGGTTCCGACCCATACGCTGGCGCACGGTCTCACCGGATCACCAAGTGAAGCGGCCCGGGTTGACGATCTGGTCAAACAGATGTCCGGTTCCAAGGGCTACATCAGCCGCCCAATTGTGGATGATGAAGGGAACGTGATTGAAGGCCAGCACCGCGTCGCAGCACTTAAAAAGCTTGGCGTTGACAAGGTGCCTGTGACGGTCATTAAGGACCTTGCGGGCGGGTACGACCAGGATGCCCTTGAGAAAGCAATCCGGGATGCCGGGCCGCTGCACGGCGACCAAGTGAAGGGCGTTTTGCACAATGCTCTTGAAACCGCCCACGAGGCCGGAAGTCCGGAAGCCGCTGTATCGCAATACGAAATGCCGGCACAGTTTCGTAAACATTTCGATGCCGCATTCAGCGAAATGGCAAAGCAGAAATCTCGATCCACGACCCGGGAGAAATGACCATGGCCGACGACGAGGAAGACAACCGTTCATTCGAAGAACAACAGGAGGCGACCGCCGAAGAGCTCGCCCGGATGATGGCCTCCCAGGTCGGCACCGTCACCCAGGCCGACATCCCGCCCGAGCTCGAGCTGTTCGCCACCATGGAGGCGGCGTGGCGGGACTTCGTCGAGACCTACCTGCACTACAAGACCGACAACCTGCCGCCCGGCGCCCACGAGAAAATCATGGAGGACGCCAAGTTTACGTTCTACAGCGGCATCCGGGTTGCAGCGAACCTGTGTATTTTCTGCGCCGGGCAGGATAAGTTCGAGGCCGCGGCCGACCAGATCACCGCGGAGTGTATGGCTTATGATGCGGAGGAGGCCCGGAAGGTCCAAAAGAAGCGGGCGGCCCGCGAGCGCTCGTCGGGGGATGACGACGCTCGACCCGATGATCCCAGACCTGCCGGCCCCAACGGCGTTCCCGTCACTCACTGACAGCACCAATTCCAAGCGGCTGATGGCCGCCGTCGACGCAATGCCGCGAGCGTTCCGGGCACTGGTCTACGAGTACGGCCTCCTGATCGTCGTCAACCTGCGCGATGAAGGTTACACCCGCGCCGGCAAACTGAAGCCCGTCCTCGAAGCATGGCGCAGCAAGCGCCAGGAGGAATGGCTCGCCACCAACTACATCACGCCAGCAACCAGCCGCAGCATGCAGCGCATCTATGAGCGGGCGCTCGGCAATGGCGAAGGTCG